CTACTACAGGGTTTAGTTCTAGTGGTACACTACAGGTTAACAGTGAGTTTTGTACTTATACAGGTATTACAGCTACTACATTTACGGGAGTAACTCGCGCTACATCTTCTACTACAGCAGCAGCACACGCTAAAAGTGATATAATTTCCGAAGACTGGACTGTAAGAGATACAGGAAGAACAAACGCAGGTAAGTATAAGTTTGAGCGTTTTAACTTTGATGGCAACGATAAAATAGTTGTAGTTGATGGTGACAACCCTCCAACAGTATTTAATACTTCTTTAGCTGCAACAGATATAAGTGAGAGTTCTGTATCTAATGCTAAGTTTGTCATATCTTTTAAGCAACATATGTTTTACGCTGGTATGTCAGCTACACCACAAGAACTAGTATTTAGTCAACCTTTTGATGAGGATGCCTTTAACAGTGGTAGCGGTGCAGGTAGCATTAAAATAGATGATACTATAACAGGTATAAAATCTTTCCGTGATGCATTGTATATATTCTGTGAAAACAGGATCTTCGCATTGACTGGAACATCGTCAGCTAATTTTGCTGTAACTCCAGTTACACGTAACATTGGTTGCATAAACGGTGACACAATACAAGAGTTTGCTGGTAACTTAATATTTCTTGGTCCTGACGGATTACGAACAGTAGCTGGTACTGCTAACATTGGTGACGTTGACTTAGGTACAATAAGTACAAACGTACAGTCTTTGTTTGACGAGAATATAGCTGACTCAACTTTATTTGACAGTGTAGTTGTAGCAGACAAAACACAATACAGAATATTCTTTACTAAAGACGGAAGAACAGAATCAGCTACTAAAGGTATAATCTGTGTTAAAAGAGATAACAAATACGAGTTTTCTGAAATAAGAGGTTTAAAACCTTCTGCAACAGATGACTTAATTACTACAGGTGATGTAAAAGTTCTTCATGGTGGGTTTAACGGTTACGTATACAGACAAGAACTAGGGAATGACTTTGACGGTACTACTATATTTGGTAAGTATCGTAGTCCAGACTTAACGTTTCAAGATCCAGGTATTAGAAAACATATGCAACGAGTTATTGTTAACTATAAACCCGAAGCAGCAATAGATGCTGATCTCTTTATAAGATATGACTACGAAGACCCAGAGTCAGCTAGACCTGCAGCATATCCTTTAGATTCGACTGATGTTGTTGCTATATACGGAACTTCATCTTATGGCGCACCTACTTACGGTGGTGTATCACAACCTCTAGTTAGGCAATCCGTTGAGGGTTCAGGGTTTGCTGTAGCTTTACGTGTTAATGATGGCGGTAATACAGCCCCTTATTCACTTAAAGGATTTCAATTAGAGTATCAAACAGGAGCAAGAAGATAAATGGGTGCTACTTACACAAGGCAATCGTCTTACACTGACGGAGATACGATTACCGCAGACCACACTAATAACGAGTTTGACCAGCTACTAGCTGCTTTTGCTGCAAGCTCAGGACACACACACGATGGTACAACCGCAGAAGGCGGTCCTATAACTAAGTTATTAGGTACAACTATTACTATAGGTGATGGAACATCAGGACAAAACATTGTAGTAACGTATGACGGTGAATCTAATGACGGTGTAATGTCGTGGATGGAAGACGAAGACTACTTTGAGTTCTCTGATGACATACTCGTAGCTTCTACAGAAAAACTACAGTTTCGTGATACAGCAATATACATTAACTCTTCAGCAGATGGGCAGCTAGATCTTGTAGCTGACACAGAAATACAGATAGCAGCTACTACTATAGACATGAATGGTGCTGCTGATATATCTGGCAACCTAGCAGTAGGTGGTAACTTAACAGTAGCAGGTAATGCGACAGTTACAGGTACTACCACATTTAATGGTGGCACACTTACGTTAGGCGACAGTGCGTCAGACAATGTTGTGTTTGGTGCAGATGTAGACTCACACATTATACCTGATGATGACAATACGTATGACTTAGGTAGTGCTAGTCAAGAATGGCGTGACATTTTTATAGATGGCACAGCTCACATTGATACACTTGACGTTGACGTTAATGCTACTGTAGCTGGTACACTAGGTGTAACTGGAGCTATAACTGGCTCTAGTACAATAGTTGGTACTACTATATCAGCAAGTACAGCGTTTGTTCCTACAGTAGCTGACGGTGCTACACTAGGTACATCTAGCTTAGAGTTCGGTGATCTTTACTTAGGTGACTCAGGAGTTATCTACTTAGGTGCTGACCAAGACGTATCACTTACACATATTCCAGACACAGGTGTAAGAGTAAACAGCACTAGAAAAATAGAATTTAATGATGCATCACAGTTTATACATGGCTCAAGTGCTACTGTATTATCGCTAGGTGCTACAGATGAGATAGACCTTACAGCTACTACAATAGACATAAACGGTACTGCTAGTGTTAGTGGTAATGTTACTATGTCTGCTGATGCTACAGTAGGTGATGATCTTACACTTTTATCTGATGCTGCAGTACTAGGTTTTGGTGCTGATACAGATGTCACACTGACACACGTAGCTGACACAGGCTTGTTACTTAACAGCACAATGGCACTGCAGTTTAACGATGCGTCACAGTTTATTAACGCTCCTAGTGCTACAGTCTTAGACATTAACGCAACAGATGAGATTGAGCTTAACGCTACAGCTATTGACGTTAACGGTACAATGGATGTTAGTGGCACATTAGGTGTAACTGGTATTGCTACATTTGCTGATGACATAATCATAGGTGACGGTAAGACTATAGGATCTGCATCAGATGTAGACGCTATAACTATTGCTTCTAATGGTCAGGTAACACTGACACAGACACTGATAGGTACAGCACTAGATATATCTGGTGATATAGATATAGACGGTACAGCTAACTTAGACATAGTTGATATTGATGGTGCGGTTAACATAGCTGCTGCTACAACTATAGCTACAGACAATAAGATACAGTTCCGTGATACAGGGCTATACTTAAACTCTAGCACAGATGGTCAACTAGACATTGTTGCTGATACAGAGATACAATTAGCTGCTACTACAGTAGATCTAAATGGTAACTTAGATGTATCAGGTACAGTAGTTGCAGCAGGTAACATTACTACTTCAGGTACAGTAGAGCCAGCAGGTGACACAGCAGCAGGAGATAACGCAGCTATAGGTTACACATCTGTTGAAGGTCTTATCCTTACAGGTCAAGGTTCAACAAATGATGTAACAATTAAAAACGATGCTGATACTATTGTTATGCGAGTTCCTACAGGAACAGACGATGTAGTATTTACAGACAATGTAACTATATCGGGTGACTTAACTGTAACAGGTACAACTACACAAGTTGACACAGTTACTATGGAAGCAGCTAACGCTGTAGTGTTTGAAGGTGCTACTGCAGATGACCACGAAACTACACTTACAGTTGTAGATCCTACAGCAGACAGAACAATTAACTTACCTAACCAATCAGGTACACTACCCGTTCTAGCTGCAGCAAGTAATACTCAAGTTAGCTCTACACCAGAAGAGTTAAACATACTAGATGGAGCTACTGTAGTTGTAGGTGAGATCAACGCACTAGACTTAGGTAGTACTGCAATAGGTACAGCGATTGCATCTAAGGCAGTTGTATTAGACGCTAACAAAGACTACACAGGTTTACGTAACTTTACTGTTACTGGTGAACTAGACGCAGCTACAGGTGACTTCTCTAGTGACGTAGATATAGACGGTGATCTTCTTGTAGGTGATGATTTAACATTAGACAGCGATGCTGCAGTATTAGGGTTCGGTGCAGATAAAGATGTAACGTTGACACACGTTGCAGATACAGGTATACTTCTTAATGCAGCTATGGTGGTTCAGTTTCGTGACAGTGCCATTAACATTGGTTCACCTGCTGACGGTGATTTAGACATTAATGCAGACGATGAGATTGAGCTTAACTCTACATTAATAGATATCAATGGTAACGTAGAAATAAGTGGAACTACTGCCCAGGTAGGTATATCAACATCAACAGCTAAAGATATATTTAATGCAGGTATGTCACTTAAGAATGGAGCTACATCAGCAGGTTTTGTAGAGTTCTTTGAGGACTCAGATAACGGAACAAATAAAGTAACATTAATCGGTCCAGCATCAACGGCTGATATAACATTAACCTTGCCTAGTGTAGCTGGAACCATAGCCACCACTACTTCGGCAGCAGATGATGCAACAGCCCTAGCCATTGCACTAGGATAAGAAAGGAACTAAATCATGGCAAACACGTTTAAGGTTGTAAACTTTGCAGCAGAACCTGCTAGTGCAGGTACACCGTATGTAATGTACACTGCTGCTTCTGGTACAACTACAGTTGTTTTGGGGTTGATATTATCTAATATACACACATCTCAAGTTACAGCTACAGTTAGACTAGTAAGTGATACAGCAAACAGAGCAGTAACTAATAACACCGCTAACGGTACAAGCATTATAGTTCAAGATGCGCCTATACCTGCTAGTAGTGCATTAGAGCTTATGTCTGGTAACAAAGTGGTACTAGAAACTACAGATCAAATTACGATTGATTGTTCTGTAGCAGACAAACTAAGCGGAACATTGAGTATAATGGAGATCACCTAATGGCATACATTGGTAACGCACCAGCAGATAGATTTACTAGCATACCTACTGTACAACAGTTTAATGGCGATGGTAGTACAACTGCCTTTACATTAAGTAGACCAGTAGGCACAGACCAAGACTTATTGGTATCTGTAGATGGCGTTATCCAAGACACTGCAGCTTACGCAGTATCTAATGGTACTACACTTACATTTAGTGCAGCACCCTCTACAGGTACAGCAAACATCTTCGTTAACTATTTAGGTGTAACCATAGGCTCAGTTGTACACCCAGCTAGTTCAGCACTTGCTGCTACTACAGGTACTTTTAGTGATGCTGTAGGTATTGGAGAAACTTCTCCATTAGGAAAATTGCACGTTAAGTCTGGGGATAGTGCAGCTTCATCTGTAAATGGTAATGCTAATGAATTAGTTGTAGAAAATTCAGACTATTCAGGCATCACGATACTTGGTGAAAATGAAACATCTATTATGTTTGGTGATAACGAAGACCCAGATGTAGGTAGGATTGAATATTTTCATAGCACTAATTCTATGAGCTTTAGGACTAATGCTAGTGATGCAATGCTTATTGATGGTAATGGTCATGTTACTATGCCTAAACAACCAGCGTTTCTTGTAAATCCTGCAAGCAATCAAAATAATATTGCTACTGGTACTCAAGTTACAGTTGTTTTTGGTACAGAAGTATATGATGTAGGTTCTAACTTTGCGTCTAACACATTTACTGCCCCAGTTACAGGTAAGTATCAACTAAACTTTCAATTAACCTTACTAAATGTAGACTCTGCTTCTTTGTATTATGAAGCAAAATTAGTAACTAGTAACAGAACGTATAATTTTATTATAGACCCAGACTTTGGGCAAGATGCAGGTTATTGGTCTATTTCTGGGGCTATGCTTGCTGATATGGATGCTAACGATACTGTTATTTTAAATGTAGTACACCATTCAGGTACTGCACAAACAGATATTCAGACAGCTACTTTTTTCTCAGGCTATTTAGCTTGCTAACCATCGGGTGAAATAACCCTGTCATAAAGGAGACATAACAATGGCAAACCACACTAAAACAATAACACTTACAGATTTACAGCAAAAGATACTCGCTAATGATCTATACACAGCAGCAGATAACTCAGGCTTAGATTCTTGGATTGACGGTGCAGTTACTGGCAAACTTAACAACTGCTGGAAACGTATGCAGTCTGAGTGGACTACTAAGCTCATGAATGATGAGAGCTTTACGGATAGCATACCTAGTAACCAAGCAGACTTTGTAGCACTTGTAACAGCTAGGTCAGACTATAAAACTCGTAAACAGCGAGATGATGCATAATAAAGGAAACGCACAATGGCATTAAC